AGCTTTTGTAAGATCAGGAAATGTATTAGGGGGCGACCAATCTGAATCTGATTTACCCCAAGCTATGTCTCCAATGTCTTGTTCCAATAAATGATATTGGTGATTATCAATTTTCGTCATTAACTATTTCTCCACCTAGTGCAGCGTACCCTATAATATCTGTCCAAGAATCATCCTTTGAGATATCCTCGGCAAGTCTAGCAACTTTAACACCGATCATACAAGCAACAACTTCTTCTGGAGTTATAGGTTCATTTAGTTTCTTCTCTAATAGAATACTCCAAATGTCTGCTATTCTCTTATGATTCTTTCTAGCTGGACCATACTCCTTCGCCCTCTGACCATTGATGAGTCCTTCAGCTTCTTTTAAAAAATATTCTCTGTCTTTAGATTTTGTAGCCACTTTTATTCCCTCTTTCGATTACATGTAGTTGTTTTCTAGCACGAGTTGCCCCTACATAGAACACTCTATGTTCGCTATCTTTGTCCCCTTTTTCTTGAATTATTTTTGGTGTCTCTAGTAATAAGGCTACGTTATCCGCCTCGCCACCTTTTGATCTGTGAATGGTCGATATCCGAATCCTCGGAGTCCCTACCAGAATGGATTCTCCTCTCCTCAGAGCCGATGTTATATAAATCCTCTGTTGCTCCGTCACATTCAGAACATCCCACCAACTCATACTCTTGTTTAGATTCAACTTTAAATCTAAATTTCTCTCTAACAAATCGTCTAGTGTGTACCTTCGTGTGGAATCCAAAAGTTCTATTTGTTTCTTGCCACCATGACCAATGATGTCTTTTGCCGTTTTCTTTGAGAAGGCCACTAATTCTTGAACACTCACAGATTTGTCTTTGCATAATTTTACCCATACCTCGATGCTGTTGATGATGTCTTGTGAAACAGACCAACCAGATCCTTCCCGCCAGAATATGAAACCTTGTCTTTTAAGGTCTTCTGAAACTTCTGTAAGTATTCTGTTCGTTCGAGCAAGGACGTACCACTCTCCGGTTGTAAAGTCTAAGTCCATTATATCATAATGAAACCTTAAAACACCTTCTTCTTCACGAGGTTGCCAATCTTTTTTTTGTCTGATACCAACATTAGAAATTATCTGACTAGCAAAGTTATGAACTAACTTAGGAACTCTGTAAGATTTATCTAAAATAATTTTATTTTCGCAAGAGTATAAAAAGTCTCTTACATCGGCACCTGCCCAATTAAATATACATTGATCATCGTCCCCTGCATAATAAGCTTTCTTTGCATTAGGTAACAAACATTCCTTAATCATTCTCCATTGTATGGGAGATAGATCCTGTGCTTCATCGACAATTAACAAATCTAGGTCTGGTCCTGTGCCCATCTCCAAAAACTTTAAAAGCATGTCTGTAAAATCTATCTTACCTTTTTTATTTTTAAAGTCTCCATAAGCTTTTTCAACGACAGTAACATAATCTCTGTGTAAAGTTGTATCATTGAATTCATCAAACTCTTTTAATATTTCTGTCCCTTTTAATCTAGACATTTGTATTACATGAAAATACCTATCTCCATCCGTAATTCCGGGTGTAAACAAGTCTCCTTCTTCTATGTTTATTTTTTCTTCTTTGTTGAATTTAACACCTAACTTTAAGGCTAAAAATCTCATGTCAGCAGGTCTGATTAAGTCTTCTTTCTTCATACCTGTCCAACGAAAAGCTAAAGAATGAAGAGTTCTAAAATGCGGGAAGTGTTTTGAATCTAAATTAAATTTCATACAGGCTCTGTCAATAGCCTCTTGAGCAGCTTTTCTTGTAAAAGATAAGAAAGCTATTCTCTCTGGCTGAATACCATCAGCGATAGCATCCTCAATTATCTGTAATAATTTAGTTGTTTTCCCTGTTCCAGGAGGTCCAAATATCGCTGTTTCATTATTTTGGGTCAATACATAATCCTTTCGCATCTATCTTTATAGCTTTTGGATACATTCTCCATAACTCCTCTTTCAGATAAGTCTCAATCATCTTCTTATCTGCTCTACATTCTTCTCTGCTTTTAAATGGTACTTGTGGATTGTAGAAATTACATATGGTTTTTCCGCCTAAATGTGGTGGCTTATCCACTAACACAATACAAAAAGCTATTAGTAATCCGGTCAAAACGGCACCTCCTCTTCTATAACTACATCAGGTATTTCAACATGTTCTTTCATGTCAGGAACCCACCAAACTCGAATTGTTTTCCAACCACCTGTAGTTGTTTTAAAAGATTTTGCATCACTACATTTATCTCCTAAATTTATTTCTTTTATTCTTTCTTGTATTTGTCCCTTGGAATAATGTGTAAAATTCTTTTGTTTTAAAAATTCTACAAAAGAATCTATCTTGAAATAAACATTATCTTCCATTACCCAAGGTTTACCTAATAATAATTCTTCGGCTGATGCAGCTTGAACACGGCCATGACAAAATGATTCCATTAAATCCAAGAACTGACCTTTATATGTCAACTCCTCTGGAACCTCTATTTCATTAGCCTCTGACAACAAACCATTAATTAATATTTGCCAAGCATCTTCTTTGACTCTCGGTGGCATAAAATTTTGTTGTTCAAGACAGGCTATCTGAAACTTAGCCTGAGACTGTAAATCGTAACTCGTTAACTCTAATCGTCTGCCATCTAAGTCAGCAAAAAAGACCCTTGGTTCGGACTTGACAACAGATAGTCCTGTGATCTCAACGGCATCAGTCGTTGTTCCAATACCATACTTACGTCTTTTACATAAAGATTTATTGCAATGAGATTTTAAAGGCTCTTGACCACAAGTATAAAAATATTCTTTCTTTTCTAATTGTGTTTGAATTGTGACAATCTCTGAAGCAGATAATGGATTAGAGCAATACTCAATGTTAAATTTCTCTAATAAGTTTTTCCAATTATCAGGATCCATTTTCTTAAACATGGTTGCATAATTAAATAAAGAAGAGTTACGTCCACCTTCTCCAATACCATTTAAGGCCATGACATTTAAACACGGTGGTCCTTCTGGAAATGGTTCTGTCTTTTTACTGCCAACCTGTAGCTTATTAAAGTCAGCAGGTTTTACTTTCCTTTGGTCTATTAATTCTAAAAATTCTTCTAGTGTAGCTGATTCGCCATCTTCTTTAAATGCATATCTCGTTGTCATCTCATGGTCAAAATAAGGTAGGTTTATGAAGTTACCTACATCTCCACGTTCAACTAATATCTCTTCTTGTTTAGGAAATATCTCACATCCACCGTGACCTATGACCGAAGCTATCTCTGATGCTTTGTCTCTAAACTCTCCTGCACTCATCCATTCTGTCATAAAAAAGAATATGTGTGCACCACCTGACTTACTACGACAAACGACACAAGGTATCTTTAACTTTCTAAGTTGTTTATCTAAAGCAATATGATCTAATGGATATATGTCAATGTCTAAAGCACCGAACTTGCATTGATTATCTTCATTGATTGGTATTGATCCTACACCAAGGACACCTGACAAATGACCATTGACGAGTTCCTCTGTTAGCGGAGATCTTTTTATATATGAATTTGCAGATTGTTTACCTGCTCTTCGTTCTGCTGATATTCTAGTCTGCCCGTGAGCATCACTAAAACCTTCAAAAGCAGACATTAATTTTTTTACGTTGTCCATCTTAACCTTCCTCTTAAAAAGAATTAGGGCAGAGTACCCCTAAAAGACTCTGCCCTAAACTAGCTAGTTAAAACGGCACTTCGTCTGTTCCCATGGATGCAGGTGGTAAATCATCAGCAATTGCAGACGACTTAACCGCTCCTGTGGACACATTATTATGAAACTCTTTGCATTCATTATACATATCAAGAGTGTCAATTAGTCCAACCTTCTCAATCTGCCATGAATACCAAGAACCTTTATCATTGCCATCAGCTATCGTCTTTAACTTCCACTTATTAGAAAACATAGGTGCAGGTCTTGACGAACCATCAGGCGACTTAATTGTCTGCATTGACATCTGCGTAACCCAAATCTTAGATCTCTTCATTTGAGTTTTCTTCATATCAATTATTGCAGGCTCCAACATGCCAAGTTCTTCGTTAATGATCTTGACATAATGTTGACCTGTACGAACTAATTCGTTGCCACTAGGTAACATGTCCATGCCGGTCTCTTTGTCTTTCTGCACCGCAAGGACGTTTGGATCTGTCTTTTTCAACTCCTGTACAAATCCACCACCTTGCGATCTAGGAACGAACTCAAGTAATTTTTGTTCGAAATAACATGGCACAACAGTAATACCTTCATCAGCTTTCCATACTTGATGGGTAACTGTATTGAATATATCTCCCTGTTCCGCTCCCTTGATGTAGTCAGAGTTACTTTTAATTAACTGTGGCGACAATGCTTGTAGAATCCTAAGAAAAGGAATCTGCATATCTTCAGCAGTTACGTTACTCAGACCGACACCAGAATCGGCTACCATCTCACTCAATAAATTCGCAGGTAAACCTGCTTCTTTCTTTTCTGTTACTTCGTTTCTCATTAGCTTATACCTTTCTTGTAGTAGCTTTAGTTCCAACAAATGCACCGAACATTTCAAGATCAATATCTTTTCCTGCTTCAATGCGATCTTTAACCCAAGACTTCAACGTCATCGGATGGATGTGCGTTTTGGCCTGTGGATTCACTCCTCTGTCTTCGAGATCAGCAATAATAGATTTAGCAAGGTTATCTTGTCCCATACTAAAACTACAGACGACATCATTCTTTATAATGTCTCCTTCGCCAATTGATCGAAGCCAACCAAAAACTTCGTCACGTTTATCCTGTGGGATACTTGCGTGAACAAATGCTTTTAGCTCAACCTTGTTACCATCTACAGTAACAGAGTCTACACCCATCTCATGCATGACTGCCGGGATGGATTCAGTATCGACCTTATTTTGCATTGCTTTAAGGTCTTTAAGATGCTGTTCAGCTTCTTTTATTTGAGTGGAGAGTTGTTGGCTACTACGAATAAGGGAAGATAATTCACTCCCAGATTTTGCGTTAACTTCATCAAACGCACTCGCATCAGCAACAATCGTTTCAAATAACTCGCTCATCTTTGTTTCTCCTATTTTAAAAGTTATGCCCTTCGGCTTTAAATACTAGGTTAGAGAAGAGGAAGCCAATCTAACCTAGCAATCTTATTCTGCATAATTGCAATTTGTTGTCAAGAACTTTTTTTCTCAAATGCTTTTTTTATTAACCAAGAAATTTGTCTGGTTAAAGATCGCCCCTCTTCATCAGCTAATTCAGATAGCATTTCATAGTTCTCCATAGGTATGGCAACTGTCCTGTATTTTTCTTTCCATGCACGAGCCATTATTTTCTCCTTGTGTTTATCTTGGCTATAGTTATTATTAAAACAATTTATTATAATTATCAACAAGTATTTGCATGTTAGATATAAGAAATAGTTTTG